CCCTTAGCGGTGTAAGGGAACTTCTTATCTTTTACCATTGGCATAATTACTTCCTTTTCTTCGGTTGGGGTTTAGATTGTCCTGCTTTTGACAGAGCGATTGCGATTGCCTGTTTCTGTGGCTTTCCAGCCTTCATCTCTTTACGAATGTTAGTAGAGATAGTCTTCTGTGATGAACCTGCTTTGAGTGGCATATTAATCCTTTAAGCGTAGTTTTGGACGGTTGACCTAGCATCTAAATCAAAAGATGCCACAACTGTTATGGTTGAACCTGTTTCCGAGATAGCACGAAGTTCATCTTCTTCATCCATTACAAAAGAAAAATCACTATCAATAGTAGCAGAAGTCTTCGCAGATATTGTTCTTTCATGGACTACTTCAATGCTAGTGTTTGTGCTTTTGTCGTACCAATAGATAGAAATGTGTTTATTACCAGCACCTCTATTAGTCATTAAAATATCATGCGTAATAGCCATGTTTCTCGTTGGCACAGTAAATAGCGTAGTCAGCGTATTCGCTGTTAAGTTCTTACCTACTGAATGTGGTCTCATGGGTTACTTTTTAAAAAAGAGTTCAGTCATGTAGCTGATAAAAGCACCAGCAACTGAGGCAACACCCATCAAAGCCCATAGAGAACCTTTACTACGTTCTGCCATAGCTACTAACTTCTTAATGTCTACTTCTAACGAATCTACTTTACGCTCTAGGTTCTCTACGGAGTTAACTAACTTACCGTATTCAATAGGGTCAATATCAATCATAGGTTAACTTTCGTACAGTGGTCTTGTTTTTAATACACTACTATAATGCACTAAAAGCAAGACAGCCCCGAAGGGCTATCCTGATGTTTACTACTATTAGGCGTTAACAGCCAATACGAAACCAGCTTCTGGACGTACAACTTTAGTGCCGAACAATGTGTCAGCAGTGTAAAGAGTAGACAAGTAATCTTGCTTGTATTGAGTCTGTGAACGAACACCTAACTGCTCGCCCAATACCATTGTGTCGGTATGGAACAAGAGTGCAGCTTTTACGCCATCACCAACTGAGTTGTCATCGGCTGTTTCGATAACAGGCATATTGCTTGACACATAGATGTCAATACCATACAACTTACCGATTTGACCGTTGTTTACGCCACGACCATCAACGAAGTCGCTAGAGTTGTAGCGGTCAATGCCCATGATTGCGTTACGCAGTGATGGAGGAATTGCAAACTTACGACCATCCATTGGAACATCAGCGTCATCCATCAACTGGATTAGCTTACGGAAACCAGCGTCAGTGAATACGTCGCCAGTTACAACTGTGTCGAGAGCGTAAGCTGTCAAACCAGTAGAAGAGTCGATGTAATAGCTGTTGCTGTGTGTCCAGTCAGAAGCGTCACCGTTACCGAAAGACTTACCTAAAGCGATGAGGTCGTCATCAACTTGTTTAGCCAAAGCGTAACCAGCATCTTCTGTGTAGAAAGAACGCAGTGAAGACAATGCTTGAACTTCGACGATGTCCTCGATGAAACGTGAGTACTCAAAGTGACGGTTGATTAAAAGCTGTACTTCGCTCTCGGTATCCGCTTGAATCGTTACAGCGGTGTTTGCAGCCTTGAGGGTTGCAACGCCACGAGTTGGTTTAGGAATGTGCAGTGTATCGCCTTTTTTGCCTTTGAAAGACATTTTGCGAACAAGATTAGCCAATACGAGGTTTTTCTTGTAAGCAGCGATAACTTCATCAGACCAGATTTCTGGAATGAATTTGTCTGCGTTTGTTTTATTGACGATAGATGTACTACCGCCGGGGTATGCTGCGCCTACTAATGCCATGATATATTTCCTTTAATTGTAAATTCTAAAATTACTTAACTCTCCCTGTAGCGTATGCGTCCATAATTTCATCGGACAACTGCATATATCTATCAGGGTCGGTCATTCTCAGTTTAATAAGGTCTGCTCTACGATATACTTTTCTACTACTTTCACCAGCACCACCAACATCGACTGTAGCTGCCTTCATTGCTTGTTCTTGAGCTTTGCTTTCTACTGCTGCTGATTGGACATTTTGATTCTGTTGTTTGATTTGTCTAAGTTCCTTGTAGGTACTAAGCAATTCATCCGCAGATTCAAAGTCATATTCAGCGTCAGCTTTAGCAAACAAGTTTAGTCGAATTGCAGAAGATTTAACCCAATCTTGGAATCCGCTATCTGATGCGATAGTGGCAAAATCAGGATGTTTAGATGACAGTTGTTGTGCCGTCTTCATCTTCTTCATTTCTAATGCTGCTTGTCTTGCTTCAAGTACTGCAGGATGCTTCTCTACTTGTCTGTTGACCGCACTAGCTGGGTCTGCAAAAAAGTCTTCTTCAAGCGATTCTTCAATCGGCTTTGCCTCTTTAGCCCTAGAGTCGAGTTGCTGTTTTAATAGTTGGTCTGCAAGACTACGTACTTCGTGAACTTCGTTTGCTTGACGACCTATTAGCTTTTCAGCCTCTTGGTGCATCTTAGCAATCTCAATAACAGATTTACCACGATACTTCTCAGGTAAGTCTTCTACTGGTTCACTGGTGGTTACATTTTCAGTAGTGTCTGAAGCAGTGCTATCAGGTACTGGGGTTGTAACATCTTGTACTTCTTCTTGCTCTGTACTGTTAAACAGTTCGTCTTCTTGGATAAAATTTGCTGCCATTTAAAGTCTCCTGTCACCGAATCAAGTGATTTTAGGATTTATAATCTAAGGCTCTTTCGAGGTGTCTTAGGCGTTTTGCTTTGCTTCTTTCTTCTGCTTATCTTCACGATTTCTAGCCCACCTATCGGACGCACTAGGATGTAATCCTGAGAACGGTTCCAAATAAATAGTAGGAGTTGAAATCTGTCTTACAGCAGGTTTACTACAGGTTTTACACAACACATCTGTTGCCTCATAAGCAACAAAGTGTTCATGCAAGTGGTTCTCTTCACAGAGATAATTAAATACCCTAAGACCCATTCTGAGCTTCTCCCGAAGAGTCGTTAATGAGTTGTTCGTAGGTTTGTGATGAACTGTCTTTAAGGCTTAAAAGCCACTGAAGGACATCTAACTGCCCTTTCTTCATAAACAGGTCATTCTCATTCTGTATTGCTGATACTTTGTTGATGCCATCGAAGAACACTTGAGCGTCTTCAATCAGGTCTTTCCAACCTTCGGTAGCCATCATTGAAAATCTCGCCTCGTAATAGGCTTGAAGTTTCTTATCCATCATTCTTCTTTGTCCTTTAGGAGAAGTGAGTACTTACTTACTTATTTTTGCTAATGATACCACAAAACTGCTTTACTTACAATAGTTGAATGTATTTATTTCTTGACATTTGTAAAGCATTGGTGTACAATACTGTTTTAAGGAGAAACTATGCCGTTTAAACCACGTTTAACCAAAGAAGACAAAACACTGATTAAAAACATGGCGCTGCAGGGTGAGAAATTAGCAGTAATCGCTAAAGCTGTTAGCACACCTGTATCACGTCAGAGGATAAAACAAATAACCAAACAATTAAACATTGATTCGTTTTCAATACGACAAGACCACAAACAAAAAGAACAGAATGAAAAAATGTTTAAGAAATGGGGTTCTAAATGGACCGATAAAGAACACCGCCAAAGTCTAATATATCAAACCATGCGTGAGAAGTTTCGACACAAGAAAGCAAACGCACTACGAGAAGGAAAAGAATTCACTGTTGAATTTGGAGAGCTTGATTTTCCGTCGCATTGTCCAATACTCGGTATTGAGTTAAATTATTTCAGCGAAGGCAGGGCAGAAAATTCTGTGTCGTTTGACCGCATAGATTCTAATAAAGGCTACATTTTAGACAATGTTGTTGTCGTCTCTTGGCGAGCCAACCGCATTAAAAACGACGGCACGGCTGACGAACACCAAAAGATAGCTGACTTTCTATACCGGTTTTAAGCGTCTACTGCACCTTCATACTGCCCAAAAGTCTTAAGAACTTCATATAACGCAGGGATAATATCGCCTTTTAAATCCTCAATAGCGATGTAATGGGCATCTTCACGAACTGTTGCCATGTTGCTATGGCGTGCATCTTCGTTGTAATAGATTGCAACTTGAACTTGGATTTGGTCTTTTGTACCAAAGAAGTTAGTAATCTTAGCGTAGGCTTCAGGTGCTGGTACGCCAAATTGGGTTTCTACTGCTAGTTTTAGTGCCATGATGTTTCCTTTTTAATAAGTCATTTCGGTGGTTTCTACTTTACAAACTGTTCTAATAGTAGTTCCAGCTTGTCCTGTAAAAGTTACTCTTAACCCACCATTGGTAGTGTCGGTAGTTAGTGCAATAACCCAAGCAGATGCACCAGCATCTTGAGCAATGGTGTTTAGTATTGGAGTTCCTACAAAGACTACAGATGCCGCATTTGCACCACGCTTTATAGCGCCTTCAAAGCTCCATGCCTTAGAGTTACCAGCGCCAGTTACACCAGCAATAACTTCACCTCTAAAGAAGTAAGC